CGCTTAATACTAATTGAAGATGTTACTTTTACATCTCTACTCCAATCAACTGCGTAAACATCTGATCGGCTGCTTTCATCACGATATTCGCGAACTGCGGAAACACCTCCACGCCCTCCAGCAAATGTTTTCAATGCTGATGGATCATAGATTGTAGGTGTAGCACTACGAACAAAGATATAAACGTCATCGCCATTCACGAATGAATTGTTACGAGTCTTGCCTTGCTTTGTAGTATCGTATGCCATTGTTGACAGACGAATCTCAGTAGACGGATTGATAAGCATTGCGGAAGCTTGCCCTTGGTTTAACCCAATGAGTGCTGCACCCGGTTGCTTGGCAACCACTTTAGCGTTCTGACGGAACCTTCTCCAAGCTGTCATTCCCATAAGAATGGCATTTGGAAGCTGGCCAGTGTCTTTAGCTATTGCTTCGATTTGTGCGTCAATTTCGTCAACTGGATCGTTGGCATCATTTGACCACACTCCAACTCCGCCTGTGGCAGATACGGCTGCGTTTACTGTAGTGATAACGTGCTTCTCGTGAGAGAGTACGCTGCTTTGCACAAGTGTTTTGACCTTGGCTTGTTCCAAATCCAACGGGTTCAATGTACCCGCTGCATCACGTTCGGAATCATCAATTGTGATTTCCAAAGCTTGCGGCAAGCAATTGTAGGTTGGTTCTGATACATCCATAAAGATACGTCTTGCAGGGCCACCAACGCCGCGAGCGGTGTCATGTGTCTGAAAGGCGTTCTTATTGTCGTATGCCTTGTATTGTCCGATTGTTGCTGGCACTTGTACTTGTGGTGCAAGGAAATCGGCTGTTGCTGATTGCAAGTCATTCAAAACCCCACTCGCATAATTGGTGAGGGTTGGATTGACTGATGCTTCTGCTCTTAGTCCCATTATGTTTTATTCTCCTAGTTTAATAGTGTTAGACGTTAGAATATCCAGCAACTAACGCAGCTTCAACAAGCTCGTCTGCTACTCCTGCTTCCATTGCCATGCCTGAAACATTGTTAGTGCTAGTGTGAGCCTTCCAAGTTCCGTCAGTATGTATCATAAGCTTTTCACCAAGGGCAACTGTGCCGCTTAGTTTAACCTTAACCGTTCCGCTTGCTCCTGCCATAGAAGCAATCGTGCTTTTACCTGATGTAGTTTCTCCATCGAGAATTACACCAAAGTTTCCATTATGTGCTGTTGAGATAGCAGCTTCTCCTGCGGCAATCTTAACTGCATAACCTTCTTTACCAGTTTGGTCAGCAGCGGGAGTGAGTGCAAAAATTGCTGTATCTCTTGTTAATGATCCTGCCATTTTATTATCCTATTATTATTTGTTTAGTTAAACAGTTGTGGTGAATCGTAACGAGTAGCGTTCCAAGCTTGCTCAAAAGAGCAATTACCATTTCTGGCTTGGTATTCTTTAGCTGCTCTCATTTGAGCTTCTTCTGTCGTTGCGATTGTTCCGCTCTCATCACGCTTGGCTTGTACCACACGTTGAAAGGCGGGATTTACGGGTAGTGCGTTTAGCAATTCAACGGCTGAAGGGTCGTTGCGTAAAATGGAAGCCCATTTAGCTTTTACCTTTTCATCCTTTGGAGCTATGCGTCCGTCCTTTACGGCTTGGTCGACTGTAGATTCAGCAGCAACTTCTTGCTCCTTCTTCTTTTCATCATCCATTGCCTTGATCTTGGCCTTTAGGGATTTAATTTCTTCGTCCTTTTCGGCCAGCTTATCCGTCGCAGAAGTTTCGTCCTTTTTCTTGGGCTCTTCTTCTTGCGAGGCTATTGGTTTCTTATCCTTTTCTTCTTCGGTCATTTGACTTTCAGTTTTGTGATAATCGCCATCGCTGGCAACTATCGGGGTTATGTCTTTAAACGCTGGCCGATTTACTAAGCCACCCGCATTTAAAGTCGTTCCATCAATCTCTCCCTTGCCATTCAAGGTAAAGGTTGGGGAAAATTTACGGTAGTTTCTTCCTTCCAAAGCTTGTTTGCCTTGGCTTGTCCATTCTACCTTTGCACGAACTCCCCCAGTTTCGGGGTCATTCCCTGCCCAATAAAATCCAGTAACCCATCCACTTGCTTCCTTATCGTCATGGTTAAAGTCGATAAAGATTTGCTCCCGATCTCCTGCGGTTATCTTGTCAAAAGACTTCTGCAAGTTCTCTGCGGTTTGGGCTGTTACTGTTAAAGTTAGTTCTGCGGGTTTATTGTTCTTTGTCGCAGTAATGTCATGCTCTCCCGGCGGGAGGTATTGAATATCTTCGGGCAAATCATCCCCAAGTATCTGGGAGCTAATTGCATGAATTATGTCATCAGTATTATAGGCTCTTTTAGCCGAGTAAGTGCTTAGGCACACTGCATACCTTTGCTTTTCATCTGGAAATTCTGTCTTCATTGTCTCGTTAATCATGCAGCTTGTAATAAATTCTTCTTTTGGCTCTCCGTTTGGGGTTGGTAAAGGCATTACGCTGTCCTCCTTTCCTCTAGCTGACTAGCCCAAAACTCTACACCATCATTAAAAACATCTGTAATCTGCTGCTCTGTTGGGATGCTGTTTGGCCAAGGCTTTTGAGTTACTGATTTCTTGAGCAAATAGTAAGGGGTAAAACCTGACTCCTCTTGCATTGTAGGAGTTTCCCTTTCTGGAACCTTTAGACCTAGAGGTTTGTTTTCCCTTCTTGGCCTTTCAGTTCTTGGCAGCTTTTTCTTTGCTTCCTTCTTAGCATTAAACTTTGCACGAGGCACAGAGCCGCTAGACTTGTCAGGCTTAACTAAAAGCAAGTTACCCTTCTTTGACTTGATAACAAATAAGTCAGGAAACTGTTTTGCTGGCCTAGCGTAAGATTCTGAATGTATTGGAATTGTTAAGTATTGAGCCCTTTTTGCAGTTATTGTCCCTCCCTTAACTTTATGCGGAAGAATTGGGCTTGCTATAACTACAGCAACTTTTCCAAAACCTTCGCTTATAGGGTTGTTAACACTTCCCCCTATTTCCCTATTCCAAAAGTTGGTTCTTCTGCTTGAAAGCTTGTTTGGCTCTCTATCGTTTTTCTCACGGTAAAACTTTTTAAGGTAATTAGAAACACCCCTAGCTCCTACTTTAAGAACGTCATCAAGCTCCTTCTCGCTAAACTTCATGCGATCAATTCCAGAAGGAAGTTCTACCTTGGCTGCAATCATTTCTCTGCTTTCTCCATTTCTGGCAAAGGAGAAGCTTCATAGCGTTTTACTGCTCCGTTTACCATTGCGGCTCCCATGTTTCGCTCCATTGCATCCTGCAAGACTTTAGTGTCTAGCTTGTCGAATAGCTCTGGCATGGTGTTCGCTGCCTTTGTGATTGCTCGCTCAAAATCTTCATCAGAAACATTATCGTCTAATGCTTTGCTGACTAACTGCACGAATGCGGGTTTAACTGGGGCAAGCCATTGCTCACTAACTCCAGTAATGTCTTCCATAACATTGTTAAGAAGCTTGTCCCTTGGCCCCGGCTCTGCTCGTTCTGCTGCCTCAACTATTGAGCCATCCTTTGAAAACATTGGGGGCTGCATTGGGCTAGGCTCTGGCGGGGTAATAATCTCCTCCCCACTCTGCGGGATAGGAACATCATGTCGGTCATAGAACCATTCCCTTGGCATATCAATGCCGCTTCCTAAAAGTATCTGATCCCTTTGTGCTTCTAGCACTGGATCGCTTGGCCCTGCTAAGTCTGGCACAAGTGTAGGCATCTCATAACAGTTGCCATAATTAAGTTCACAGATTGACCTAATTAGCTGCTCATTAAGAACGTCAGCCGTCCATTCACAAATGTCTTGCAAGCGTGTACGGTGAACATCTTCGTGGACTTCCCCTAAAGCCCTGCTACCTGAGTCTCCTACATCTGTAGTTAGGGTCTGGCCAAGGATTGTAATGTCACAAAGTTTGTCAGCTAAATTAATAAAATAGCTTTGAGGATTGTCTGCCCCTGACTTAGCTGCTTCTTTAAATTCTACTTGTGTTCCCGCTGGAAAAGCTCCCCATGAAGCTGCTCCCATGTTTTCGAGCATATCAGCTATATCATTCTTGATGTTAGAAGAAGAGCCGGGGTCATAAGTTGCCCAGCGTAAAGGTTGACCGAATACTTGAGCATAGTTAAGCAACCAATCACGACAATAGTTTTGACCACTCCACCAGTAAGCTAATTGCCTAAGCAATCCGTAGCCCATTGAGTTGCCAGATCGGTTTTTATAAATACCAATTAAAAACTTATTGTCAGGAAACTCTTGATAAATCCCATCGGCATTTGGAGACAGCATTAAATCGGGTTCGTTGTAAGGAAACGAATAGTAGCGAGGATGACAGAAGTAAGTTGATTTAGGGCAAATCCCTTCAGCTTTAACTTCCCACAATATCTCTTGCACTGAGAAGCCTTTGCCTACTCCATCACATAAATCATAAATTGCATTACGGAATCCATTAGTTCCTTCAATTGGATTGCCTATCCAGTTGTCAATCGCATACTGAACAAAGTCCGCTTTAGCTTGAGCTGACTCAGTTGGCTTTTGTCCCCGCTCAGTAAAAGGCATTACGGTATAAGTTGCCCCTGCCGCAGCACTTTTTAACTCATGTAGGTTCTTAGAAAGCCTTGACCATGAATCCTCCATTAATTCATAGACTTGGTATTGCTGGCGAATATCCCCGTTTAAGGCAGATCGAAGAATAGCTATTACATTCGCAGGGCTTTGTTTGCTCCCTAGCGAATTGCTATCCATCCTATCGCGTGTACTTGGTGCGATTACCCTTTTGCTTACAGATGTTCCATTTGGCTCCTTCTTAGCCTTGAACACATTCCCTAAACGGTTTCTTAATTCAGCTATCATACTAATGTCGGCCTTAATCCTGCTAGTTTGGCCCTGCCAAGCATGATGTTATCTGTCTCTTGGATTGCCCCGGTTCCTTGGTTTAGCACTGAAGCATAAGTAGCCAAGGCTAAAGCCGTACACCTATCGGCGTGACCATCTGCCCTTCGTAATGCTCTGTACTGTTTATTCCCTCCCTGAGTAGTCACTTCATTTACTGAGTGTAAGTCTTCTCGTATTGCCTTATCTCTTGGCACACGAATTGACCTCTCTTGAAACGCTCTACGCAAGCCCGGAAATATCTTTGCCTTAAAGCCCTGCGTAAAAGTGCATTGCTCTAGCTTGTATTGAAAACGATTAGCTAAAGACTCGCTTAAAGCATTGCCGATGCCTGTTGAATCAATAGCTGCATAAGAAGCTTTGCTGATACGGTCAGAAAGTAGTTCCTCCTGCAAATGGTAAGGAGTGTCTTTAAGTGCTAGAACTTCTCTAGTCCATAAAACATCCCCAACCTTTTCCAACGTCCAGCAAACCGTTAAGTCATGTTTCCTACCTATATCAATCCCAACATAACGAACGGATCGGCTGCTTTGATCTTCAAAATCAATTGTAGCCTCATCATTCACGCACTCATCAATTAAAGTGTAAGGCAATAATACATTAGCAGCGTCTACAAACTCGCATTCGTATTCTTGAGCCCAAGCATCTGGGTCGTCTAATCCTGTTTTTAACTCCTCGGCATTCATAGGCAATCCCTCCTCTATTGCTGAATGAATTGTTGTCTTATGTTGGACAAAGCCTAATTGCTCTGACTTGTTCCATATTTCATAAAACTTGGAGTTACGCCCCGCTGGTGTGCTTATGATTCTTATTTTCAACTCTCCCCTCATTGGGTTAGAGATTGCAGGGTAAATAGCTTCGTAAATCTTGTCTGGCCTTTCATGAAAAGCAAACTCATCAAGAACAAGGTTAGCTGAATATCCGCGAACTGTGTCAGGGTTTGCTGGGAGTGCTAGGATTCTTGAACCGTTTGTAAATCTTACTTCGCTGGTGCGACAGTCTGGCTTATCTAGCCCTAAGGCATCTGTTACTACTCTTGCCACTCGGTTGCCTTTGACCATCCATTCCTCAGACTGCCGTTGACCAGCAGAAAGCACTACCCAATCCGTGTTAGGTTTATCAATGCAACTAGCGACAGCTTCAAAAGCTGAACCAAGTGAACCGCCTATCTGTCTGGACTTTAGCCAAATCTTGAAACGTGAAGCATCTGAAACCCATCGTTGCTGGTATGGCAACATGAGTTTGAATAAAGCTTCTGCTCGTTTCTCTTTGTCCATTTAGTTGTTCTCTACTTTAGGAGCCCCAAGCATTTCCCGCCAAGTGCCAACAAGAGTTTTCTCATCAGTAATCAAATGACCAGAGTGTTCTACATTTACATCTGCCCTATCTGTAAAGCCACATACATTTTTAAGAGCAAAGATTAGGCTTACCACATTATCCTTCTCTAAAGCCTGTTGAACCAATTTACGCTTGAGGGAAGTTTTCAGCTTGGCCTTCCCTTTTTCATAGGCAACGCTAAACTCACTCTCAGGATTCTTTGATTGTCTCTGGATTACATCGTGAGAACAGCCCAAAAGAGTAGACATTTCACCTAGCGTAGCATTTAAACCTCCTAGCCTTTCAACTAGATCTAGGTCAAAGACTATTTTAGGTCTACCGCCGGGATGTTTGCCATTACTAGCTGGTGTGGGGGAGGTGAGTCGGTTGCCTGTTGTAGCTCCTGCCATTGAAGCAACAAGTTTGACTCTGAAGTGTGGGGGCGTATCAAGTGTTAATTTGTGCTAATTAGTACTGATATTGTAATTTCGTAGAAGTATTTCTCTTTTGAAGGTAATTTTCTAGGTCTTGTTTCAGAATAATTTCCTGTTTTCCTGCTAAAAGAGAGGGAAGTTGCTTTAGTTTTACCATTATTCTGACTCTGTAAGGAGTAACACCGATAATTCTAGCTACTTGAGGGATAGAGTAAGAAGGTTTATTTAAATTAGTTTGCAACTTATTCATTTTTGCGGTGTTAAGTCCTATTAGATTTTGATCTACGCTCTTCTCTTTCAGAACGTAATTTGCGTATTCTAATCATTTCATCGTTTAAAGGCAGGCAGTTCCACATCCCTTTGAGCGAATAATATACTATAGAATAGCGTTTTGACTGTTTAGATATGCGTTGAATAGGTGTTACTCCGTGTAAAATGCCTTGCCCGTCGAAGTAAAGTATAGATTTGTCTCTCAGTGCTATACCTATGCCAAACTCAGGCATTGAAAGATAGCCTCCGGTTATTCCTTCTTTAAAAACAACCATGCCTGACCAAACATTCTTGTAGTTACCTGAGTCAAAGTGATATTTCAGCGGGTTATTCTCATTTATAATACCACTTGTGAAAGGGGCATCGTGAATTTTCCAGTCACTTCCTACTTTTTCCTCTGTCTCGGCTATGTGTTTATCATATAATGCTGGGTTAGCTTTTTGATAATTTTTACCAACAATACCCGCCCCTTTTAAGATCATGTTGTTTTGTTTAGGGAAATCCCTGCTAAGAGAAGTTGAACTGCAATAATCTTTCCTTAATGTTTTCCTTGGTTCGTAGCCAAAGACTCGCGAGGTTGTCTTTAGGCCTGACTGCCTAAATTCAGTTTGATATTTAATAGTCTTACAAGCTAATCTAAGAGGCTCAAGGTTTTCCTCTGGCATAACATAAGATAAGGATAATTCACCGTTTTCGTATAAATTAAATGGCTCATCAATTAGTTCGTCAAAGTCAGTTTGCTCGGCGTGTCGGTTTTTGAACTTTTTAAAGTCAATCTTACGCCTTGTTCGGTCTAGTTCAATCATACCGCTAACAAATGTGCAGGTGGCGAAATCTTCTGATGCGGCAAAGTCTTTAGCTTAATATTGCGATCGCCTGTGGCTTTTGTGTAGGCTGTGCATAAGCCTTTGTATCGCCTCGCACAGTCATCAACTGCTTTTGCGTGGTCAGCCTTTCGGTCTTCAGCATCTCCTCCTATTTCAGCACGTATACCACCAGCAGCAAAATACTTGGTTTTAGGGCAAAGCCAATCTAAACGCACCACTGAGCCGTACTTCATAAAGCTGCGAACAGTCGTTTCGAAATCCTCGTTAGAAGATACAAGCAAACGATCATCGCCGCACATAACGCTATCACCAGCGAAACAACCGTGAAATATACCACAAATGTAACGCAACCCCACGCTGGTGTATGGCCGCATATAGAACGCATTTTCAAATGCTGCTATGCCCCAATGTTTTGCACCAAACTTACGGCAAACATCAAAACCATGAGCCACAACTTCGTCTAGATCGCCAGTAAACGGCACTAACTTACCGTTGTATAGCAATTCTAAATCAAACAAGTCATCGTCAACGCATAACAATTTAGTGTTTTTCGGGTAATGAGAACTCAAAAACCGACGCTGATGTATGATTCCTTTTTTTCCGACAACGATTTTGTAATCCTTGCCTATAGCGTTTCGGTATGTTGTTTCTTCTTCTTTGTCAGCAACGAACACCGTGAGCCTCTTCTTTAAGTCAACCATCCTGCCAAGCGTTTTCAGTGTCCTGTTAACCAAGACATCTGAACGCTTGTATGAAGGAACTGCGATTTCGTAGTCCATGATTAAAGTTTGTAAGCTTGTAACGCTAAAGCGACTGCATCCGTGTTTGTTTCTAACTCTTTAGCCTCTCGTATGTCGTTTATCTTTTGGAGTATTTTTTCGTATTCTTCCTCTTGAAAAATAAGTGTTATTTGCCTCAAGGTAGTATTATCGTAAATCTCTTTTTTGTCTTCAACAGTCCCTTGAGGGTCACCGGGATCATTTGAATAGTCCAAAGGTGAGTGAAGCTCTAGCAACGCCTCAAACTCATCATCAGTGTAACCCGCAAGCTCTAAGTCGTAAGAATCGTCATCCTTGAGCTTTGAAAGTATATTAAGGGTAAGGTCAGCCGACAGGTTAGAAAGTTCCGCTATGCGGTTATCTGCGAGTAAATGGGCATGCTCCTCGGCCTCGTTGTTGAACGTTTGTTCTTCAATCGGTACTTCATTAATCCCAAGCAGTTTTGCCGCTTCAAGTCTGCCGTGGCCAGCTATGATAAATCCGGTCTTTTTGCTGACTATTATCGGGCTTCGCCATCCCGTGTGGCGAATAACCTTTGCTAATAAGGCTATTTGCTTGTCTGAATGTTTATTTGGGTTTTCGGGATGAGGGACCAAGTTCACAATATCCTCCATCTTCGTGTGTTTGCAATGGACAGCAATGTCCCCAACCTTTTTGTCTGTTTTTTTGCTCATTATGATTTAACTAATTTAACTTTCAAAAGTTCTTCAAGTGTAGGATGGGGAACGGTTAAGTCTTCCCAATAGCCACGGGCTAAAATAGATTGAAGGTTTAATTCTGGAAACCTCTCCTTGTCATCCCAATCAACCACTTGAGCCATGTTCTCATCGGTTTGTATTAAGTAAGTACCTTCACCACGTTGAAGTATTAATTTTGGATATTCACTCCCTATTTTACTGTCCATTTTATTCCTTTCTCTTTAAGTAGTTTTTTAGTTTTTTCTGCAATTTCCATTCCTTTAGGAAAAAATACTTCGCTAATATCATCCAATGCAACTCCATCATGCACTTGTATTTCTGCATACCCATAACCCGGATGGTTTGACAATGCTTTTTTAACTAACCTTTTATCATAAAAGGGGTGAGATTCGTGAGTCGGTTTTTTTAAAGGAGTTGGGGTAAAAGATGCGGACGAAGAAAACGAATCAGCAAAAGTTATCGTAGTCCTATCTTTTGTATTATCTTTTAATTTAATTCTAACTCTACCATAAGCAACTACTGCGTCATGATTTGCTTTCTTAGGAGGCTCTCCAGTTTTATCAGTTGTTACGTATCCATATATAGGCCTTTTTTTTGGGTCTAGATTTTTTGGATAAGAAAACAAGTTATTTTCCAAAGTTGCTCTATAATCTGGAGCGTATGAACCTTCACTTGTTTCACTTTCAAATTGTGATTTAAAACGGCCATCCTCTAATATTTTTGGCAAAACTTTGTTAGGAACCCTAATGAAAGTGCTTGTTTTATCTGTCCATTTTTTCAAGTTAGTATCAATTTTTTGTTGAAGCTTTTGTATTTTAGTTTTTTTAAAATTATCTGCTTCGACTCTGTCTCGCGGTATCTCATTTATTCCTGCATTTGAAACCACATAGCCTTCTAAATAAACCTCGCTTCTTAATTTAGAGCTATTTTTTGCTTCTTCTGTAGGCACAGGCAACTTGAAAGCTGGTTTAGCTTTTTCTAATTCTTTAGTTACTGGCAAAGAAACTGTTTTAGCTGGGGCTGGCACTGGAGCATCACTAATCTTTTCGGCCATCGTTACATACTTGCCCTCGTTAATTGCATCCATACCAAGCTTGTCCATGAACTTCTCCAAAAACTCACCCTCAACATCTGCAGCAGCTTTTAAATCTTTATTAAACGTATCGTCAGGGGGAAGCACTTGCTCATTCTTATCAATTAACCCCATGCGAATAGCCTCATCCCTGCGGACATCTTCAACATCCATCCCACTATTAAAGCCCCACGGGCCAAAAGGAACACCGAAGCCACCTATGCTTTGGTCATTCATGCGAAGCCAAAACTCCATATCATCCTTACGTCTAACTTCGTTTCGGTTTCTTTTGTGCAAAGGTCTTGGAACTTTTCTTTGTTCAGCCCTTATAAACCGTTGAGCGGGGTAAGCGTCTAAGATTGCTGGGTCTTGTCCCTGCTTGTAGTAGCCGTATGATTGAGCTTGTTGGGTTTGAGTATCAAAAATAAGTTTAAGCCTAGACTCGCTGGCAATATCCTTCATTCGCGTAATTAAATCCCTGCTTATATCTGTGCCGGGTGGTAATATGTTGCCAAGTCCAGTTTCCTTGGCCAGCTTTTGCATTTTATAAATAAAATCCGCTCTGCTTGTTTTCTTTAACGCTGAAACCCTTTTTCCATCTGGAGTAGTTACCATTTCCCTAGCTCCCGATAGATAGTCCACTAGCATTTTCTTTGACTTATTAAGAAACTTCATGCTCTCAACATTGCTAGTGAAATAAGCTCTTTCCCTAATAGCCGTTGGCATTGCTGCCCATTGTTTACTGCTTAACTTTTTAGCAATTGGCTTCTTTTTACCTAACCGCCTTATGGCTTCTATAAATTTAAGCGGTTTAATTAAGATTTCTAAAGACATCGTGTTTTACGTTTTTCACTTTCAAACTGTTAAACGCCTTGACAACTGGCCTTTATTAAGCCATAGCCCAAACGAGAGCAAATACTTTGTTCACGTTAAAGCTTCTTGCTTCTCCTCCTCTAATAACCTTTTTAGGTTTATTTTTAGTTTTCTAAACTCTTCCTTGGCTTGCGGGTTTCCTTGCTGGTAGTAGGTGCTTTCAGAATTTCCTGCATGAGTTTCCATTTCCTGCCTAATTACCTCAATACGTTTCCATAATGGCATGGAAGGTTTTGAGCTATCCTTTGCTTTATTGTTTCTGGTTCTCTCCATTGGTCTACCATCAGCTTCCCACCAAGTTTTCACTCTGGTAAGAAACGCTTGCCAGTTTACAACCTCATCCCCTTTGCTTCTCCATCCCTTTGCTTCCATGTCCAGCCACCAATCCTCTGCTCTCCATTCAACTAGCCCAATTTGAGTAGCATAATTTATTACCTCTTCCTTTGATGGAATTTGCCCTAAGTTATTTAAACTATTAGAAGAAGAAGTAGAAGAAGAAGTGTTGCCGTTTAGTTGCAAGTAATCGTCAACTACCCTACTTGGGGTCTTAGTTGAACTACCCTTGGTACTACCCTTGGTACTACCCTTAACTTGTTTTGTGTTATTCTTTAGGGTTTTGCGTGATTCAGCACTTGCACGACCTCCCTTCTTGCATTTATCAATCCACTCTTGACGGGCTTGTCTGATCTCTTCCATTTTATCAGAGGTTAATGAATCACCCTTTATCGTGAACATAGTTGCAAGCTTACTTGCAAGGGTAGTTGAACAACCCTTACCAACTAGCCTCGCTATTTGTTCGGGGTCTTTTGGGATACTTCCAGCTATCCAGCAATGGCAAAGAAGTCTGATATAAGCCCCCTCTTCTTGGAGTGTCATAAGTTGCACCCGTGAGCTGGCAAGGTAATCGCCAGCATAAAACTGAAACGCTGGGGCTTTGCTCATGCCGCCTCCTTTTTCCACCTAGCATTTGCAACTTTCTGCATCCGCTTGCTTGTCTCTTTAGCCTTCTTTCTAGCCTTATCAAGTTCTTTACAAATAAGTGTTCCTTTATCTGTTTTCTCGAAATGCTGACTAACCTTTGGCCAAACATCTTGGAACTGCCCAAGAGAACATCCGGCAAGTTTAGATAAACTCAGGTTATCAGAAGGCAACTCCCCAGAGCTCCAGTAGTGGCATTTTAAACGAATGAAACAACCAAGCTCAGAAAGAGTGAAAAGAACCATGCTTGAATCTGATAACAAATTTTGAACGTCAAATTTAATATCCTTCATAGTGATGCCCTCCAAACTGTAGCTAGTTTGCCGCTGCTATTAGTTCTCCTTGTCCCAGTGTCCTCAATCTTTCCAAGTGCTGCTAACTCTGCAACCCTTGGGCGTACTGATAGGACGCTTCGGTTAATAGTTGTAGCCACTTCGTCGGCTGTCATTGGATGCTTGCCAAGAGTCGCAAGGCAAATCTCTCTTAATGTCGGAGCTTGTTCCTTGATCTCGCTTGCCGCTTTACGACTAGGCCCATCCTTATCCTTGTTTTTGTAACCGGGAGCGTTCGGGTACTTGCGTTGATAAGCCCTTGAAGGTGAATCAAGTGGCAGATTAAACTGCTCTGCTTCGTGATAATTAACTCGTTTTGCTGCTGTCATTTTGTTCCTTTCTGTTTTGCATATTCTAATATTAATAAAGCATCAGCAGTTTTAAGCGTAACCTTCTCAGAAGGAAACAATCTTTGTGCTTCTGCTTTTAGTTTGTTTTTCCATTGGGTGTTAGTTGACCCTCCGCGAGTCCCTAACCCTAATGCCTTAATCCACTTTTGTGGACTAACTGAATGTAAGCGTATTCCTAGAGCTTGAATTACGCCTTCAAGAAATCCGTAGTTTCTTCCATAGACAATAGAGGCCGAGCCTGACTGAGCCTTGCCAGCATACTTTACGCAGCTTTCCATATAGCATTCAATCTCTGGCCCATTTATAGCCTTAATGGTTCGGATAAAATCTAAAATATCTCCCGGCGTATCTGGCATAGAGCGGGAATGTATTTCCCGCCCATCCAGAGCATAAGCAATGCCGCCAGACTTGCCGGGGTCAATTGCTATGATGGTCAAAACGGAACGTCCTCCCCTTCCTCAGTAGGAGGCAGATCAGTTGACTCCGCACTCTTAACAACTTCACCGATTGCATTATTCACATTCGTGACTTCTTGCTCTGCATCCTTCGCCTCAACTGCTAGTGAGAAGAATTGTTCTCCAGAAGTTTTAGCCGTCCTTATCCATCCAGATAGCTTAAACTCTTTGCCATCAATATTAAGATCACCCCTAACATCTGGCTGGT